CTTGGGTGCTCGGCCACTACCCCTCCTGGGAGATCATCTCGGCGTCGTACGCCGTTTCGTTGCCGATCGGCTTTAGCCGGCGCATCCGCGACCGCCTCGATGACAAGGCGTACCAGGCTGTGTTCCCCAAGGCGAAGGTTCGCTCCGATTCGCGCGGCGTGGAAGAGTGGTTGACGACGGAAGGCGGCCGATTCCGCGCGGCCGGCGTGGAGGGCGGTATTACAGGTACCGGCTGCCACATCCTCAATATCGACGATCCGATCAAGGACTACCAAGAGGCACAATCTGACGTCGTACGCGAGAACGCCTACAACTGGTATACCACCACGGCGCGCACACGACTCGCTCCAGGCGCCGGCGTACTGATCACGCAGACGCGGTGGCATGACGGAGATCTTGCGGGGCGCCTTTTGAGCGATCACGAGGCGCTCGTCGAGGCCGGCGTACCCGAGGACGAAATTGACCAGTGGGAAGTCGTGAGTTATCCGGCGCTGGCGGAGGCCGACGAGTACTTGTTCCCCGACGGGTTAATTCAGGTTGGGCCAGGTGAAGTCCCCGAAGGTGCGCGATTGCTGCGGCACGAGGGTGACGCGTTGCACCCCGAGCGTTATTCGGCCAAAGCGCTCCGGACCATCCGCAACACGATGCCGTCGCAGCAGTGGAACGCGCTCTACCAGCAAAACCCGGTGCCCGACGACGGCGAGTACTTCACCAGCGACATGTTCCGGTTCTACTCGGCTATGCCTGGTACGCATGACGAGTACACCTTTTTCTCAGCCTGGGACTTGGCGATCGGGCTCAAGACCCAGAACGACTGGACGGTCGGAGTCGTGGGCGCCCTAGGCGCGAATGGCGCGCTGTACGTCGTCGATATGGTGCGGGCGCGCATGAGCACGTATCCCATCGTCGAATCCATGGTGAGCATGGGCAAGAAGTGGCCCGACATGCAGGTGATGGGTATCGAAGACGGCCAGATCAAAAAGACGTTGCTGCCGCTCCTGCAGGTTGCGATGACGGACGCCAAGTCCACCTTCTCGTTCGACCACGAACTGAAGCCTGTGACGGACAAGTTGTTGCGGGCGCGACCGTTGCAGCAACGCATGCAGATGGGGCAGATCTACTTGCCGTCTGGCCAACCCTGGGCGGCCAAGGTGCAGCAGGAACTGCTGCGGTTCCCCAACGGCACCCATGATGATATCGTCGACGCATTGGCGTGGTTGGCGCGCATGGCCCTCCGGCTTTCGCCACCCGCATCCAGAATACGCCGCAAAAAACGCGCCACGAAGAGTTGGCGGAAGGAGTTGCACAAGTACACCCAAACCCCCCCAAGCGATAGTTTCATGACGGCATGAGCGACGAAGACAAGGCATACGACAACTATCGCTATTACGAGTACTGCCGCGCCAATGGGCACGATCCGTACTTGTTGCGAACGGAGACGGGACTCAATTTCTTCGTCGGCCAGCAATGGTCGATGGAAGAGCTGGCGGAGATGCGCGAGTCCAACCGGCCGGCACTGACGATCAATCAGTTTTTCCGCGACATGGACTCCATCGTCGGCGAAATGGTCTACTCGACCGGCGACGTGCGGTTTTCGCCGTCGGACGCAGGCGACGAGGACATCAGCGACGTGCTTGACAAGTTGTACTGCTCGATCACCGCGCAGAACAAGTTGGAGTACATCGAGCCACGCGTCCTGTTCATGGGGATGCTGTCGGGGCGCGGCTATTTCCGCACCCGCGTGGAGTTCGACGACCAGATGATGGGGCAGATCAAGCTCTCCGCCCCGCGTCCGCAGAACGTCGTATTGAATCCCGAGATCGACGATCCTGACCCCGACACGTGGCCCGAAGTGTTCACGACGCGCTTCGTCAATATGGACATGATCGCGCTGACATACGGTGATGCCGCGGCCAAGGAGATCGAAGGCACGCCGCAGGCCGACTGGCTCTCACCCTACGACTCCGTGGCGGAGCGCGAATTGTCGCAGCGGCTCAATGGCGGCACTTTCTACGACCCTTCGAACGGCGATCCACGACTGCTGCGCTGCCGGCGTCTGATCGAGCGCGAATATCGGACACTCAAGTACAAGGATTTCTTCGTCGACACCAGCACCGGCGACATGAGCGAGGTTCCGGAGAACTGGGATCGCGAACGCGTAGGGCGGCTCGTGCAGCTGACAGGCGTGAACGTCATCAAACGGCGCACGCAGACGATTCGCTGGACCGTGAGTTGCGACCGATTCCTTCTGCACGATGAGGACAGTCCATACAAGCACTTCACAGTCGTGCCGTTTTTTCCGTACTTCATCGACGGCTACACGATGGGGCTCGGTGATCAATTGGTCGACTTGCAGCGCTTCACCAACAAGCTGTATTCACAGGAGCTCCACATCCTCAATTCCGCTGCCAACAGCGGCTGGAAAGTCCAGCAAAACTCCCTGAAGAACATGACCGAGGAGGAGCTGGAGCAACGTGGTGCGAAGACCGGAATCGTGGCCGTGCTTGACGACGTGGAGCATCTGCAGCGTATCGAGCCTGGGGAGCTGCCCTCCGGTCACGACCATCTCGCGCAGACCATCGACGGGAAATTCCACCAGATCTCCGGGTACACCGAGGCCATGCAGGGCGCGGCGTCCACCGAGGCGACGGGCAAAGCCCTGGACTTCCGCGCCGCGCGCGGCTCGGTGAACCTGGCGACGGCTTACAAGGCGCTGTACTTCACCAAGACGCTGATCGCCGAACACATACGCGATTTGGCGCAAACGTTCTACACCGAGACGCGCCTGCTGCGGTATACCAACGGTGTCACGAACGAATCCGGCGTCATGACGATCAATCAGCCGACGCCGGAAGGCCGAATGCTGAATGACGTCACGACAGGGAAGTACGACGCGACCGTTGTGCCGGCGCCATCGCGCGACACGGTGCAACAGACAACCTTCGCGCAGCTCAAGGAAATGCGCCAAGACCTTGGCATGATGATCCCGGACGAAGTGCTGCTGCAGTACAGCTCGATCCCGCAGAAGTCCGCGGTGATCCAGGCCGTGAAGGAAGCGCAGGGCGACCAGAACGCGCAGCAACAGCAGCAGGCGCTGCAGCAGGCGCTCATGCAGGCCGAGCTGGCCGCGAAGCAGGCGTCCAGTGTCAACTCTGCCGCGCAGGCGGATCTCGCGCACGCACGCGCCGCCAAGGCGCTCGCCGATGCACGCAACGATCCGGCCGGTCAACGCATCGCGCTGGACCAGAATCGACTACTACTGGAACACGCCCGCGACATGACGCGCATCGCGCACGATAGGCAAAAGTCCGACAAGGATACCGCGCTGTCCTTGACGGATATGGAGCTGCAGCATCGCCGTGAGATGGCGAAGATGCAGCAAGAGGCGAGCGCACAACCCGACGAAGCAGCCACGTAGAGGTAGTCATGGCAAAGGAGGCAGTAGTTGACGACGTACTCGATCACGATGCAGGCGAGAACCTGACTGACCGTGGCGACGAGCTGGTCGTAGAGGAAACCGGCGATGAGGGTGCCACACCCGAGGCAGGGGCGAAGAAAGACGAGGAAACCAGCGATGAAAAAGGCAAAGAAGGCGCCGACGAAAAGACCGCCGACGAAAAAGGGAAGGATGAAGTAGAGAAGGACGTCCCCAACCCCATGGTGCCGCGCGCGCGACTCACGGAGTCGCAGCGCAAGCGCAAGGAAGCCGAAGCGCGTGCCGTCGCCCTCGAAGAGGAGCTGCGGGAACTGCGCGACCAAGGCGGCCACGGCAAGGCGTTCAAGGAGTTCACCGAAAAAGTTGACAAGCTGTACGAGGACGTCGAAGTCGCGCGCGCCGAGGGCGAATACAAGAAAGCTGCCAAGCTCCAGCGCGAGCTGGATCAGATGCGCGATAGTTCCAACAAGGCGCAGACGGAGTACATCGCGCAGCAGCGTGCGGTACAGGCGCAACACCTGGCTGCCTACGAAGCCGTTGTGGACCAAGTCGAGTTGTTGGTGCCCGAACTGAACCCCAAGCACGAGGAGTTCAGCGACGACCTGCTGGCGGACGTGTCCGCGATCCGCGACGGTTACGAGGCGCGAGGCGTGGCTCCGGCCGCGGCGTTGAAGCGCGCCCTCAAGTACGTACTCGGCCGTGACATTTTCGACGAGAAGAGCATGCGTCGTGAGTCGATCCCCGAGAAACGCAAGACCGACGTGAAGGCCAACGTCGAGGCGGCGAAGAAGCAACCGCCGGACACCGACAAGTCGGCGCCCACGGAAAAAGCGCTCTCGATCGATGTATCCAAGTTGAGCGACGAGGAGTTCGACAAATTGCCGGAGGCGACCAAGAAGCGGCTCCGCGGAGATTTTGTCGGCTGACCCCCCTTGCAAACACGACTCGAATTGCATAAGTTCGAGTCGTGTTTGCGATTTCGCCGCATCGTCGGGCGTAAAACGACGATCGTTCTGATCACGTCACGGTCATCTCGCCCGCGCTGTTGGGCGTAAAGCAAGCAGCTGGCCCTCGGCGCCATCAATGCCGATTCCGCTGAAGTCCCAGAGCGTCAACGTGGGGCGACCTCAGTTTGCCCGCTCAAGGGCAGGAATCGGCAATGCTTACCAATTTTTCCAAGCTCACCACTGAGCAGCTGACCCTCTGGTCTCGTGACCTGTGGCACGCCGCTCGCAACGTTTCGTTCCTCAACGCGTTCGCGGGCAGCGGCCCCGGCGCGATGGTGCAACGTATCACCGAGTTGAAGAAGGGCAACAAAGGTGCCCGTGCCGTTATCACCCTGGTCCAAGACCTGCAAGGTGACGGTGTTGTCGGCGACAACCAGCTCGAAGGCAACGAAGAGGCGATGAACTCGGCTGACCAGGTCATCAACATCGACCAGATCCGCCACGCCAATCGTCTCGAAGGGCGCATGGCCGACCAACGTTCGGTCGTGACCTTCCGCAACAACTCCAAGAACGCCCTGCAGTACTGGCTCGCCAACAGCATGGACGAGTTGGGGTTCCTGACGTTGTCGGGTGTCGCATACGCCCAGCACTCCAACGGCGCGCCGCGCATCGGCTCGCAATGGCCGCAGCTTGACTTCGCCGCGGACATTTCGGCGCCGACTGCCAACCGGCATTTCCGCTGGGACGGAACCAACAAGGTACTCGCTGCGGCCAACACGACCAGCATCGCGGCTGCCGATACCCCGAGCTGGAAGATGCTGGTACAGCTGAAGGCAAAGGCCGTCAGCACCTACGTGAAGCCGCTGCGCGGCGAGAACGGTGTCCAGGGCTACAACGTCTTCATGTCCCCGCAGGGCATCGCGGCGCTGAAGCAGGACCCGGACTTCATGGAGGTCTGGAAGTTGGCGATGCAGCGCGGTGGTTCCAACCCGTTGTTCAAGGGTACCAACCTCGGCGGCACCGACGGCATCTACATCGACGGCATGAACATCCTGGAGTACCGGCACGTCTTCAACACGACGGGCGCGGCCTCGGGTTCGAAGTGGGGTAGCTCCGGTACCACCGACGGCCAGCGCGTGCTGCTGTGCGGTGCGCAGGCGCTCGGTTTCGCCGACATCGGCTTGCCGATGTGGGTCGAGAAAGACTTCGACTACGACAACAGCCCCGGCATCTCCGCCGCGAAGATCATCGGGTTCAAGAAGCCAGTGTTTCCGTCGATCTACACCGGCACCACCGAGGATTTCGGTGTGATCAGCGTCGACACCGCGATCTAAGAGGACTGAACCATGACTGCTCGAATCGAAGACAGCCGGCAGTGGGGCTTGCATGCGACGGTGCATTTCACCGCTGCGGACATCGCCAATGGTGTGCAGATGGCGCTGCAGCCAGGGGCGATGCTCCTCGGCGGCGATCTGGCCATCACCACTGTGTTCAACGGCACCACCCCGGTACTCACCGCCGTCGACAGCAGCGGCACGCCGATCTCCATTTTCGGCAGTGTCGCAGCGACGGCCCTCGGCCACACCGGCATTGCCGCCGGCGCGGGCACGTATTACCCGCAGGGCGGCACGGTGACTTTTGCAGTAAGCGGCGCGCCCACACAGGGCGAGGCCGTGTTTGACCTGCGTTACGTGGTTGTCGGACGTACCAACGAGACGTACGGCAACTGATTGTCCCTGGCGTGGCTGCCGGGCGAGGGGGTGTGGGAGCGATCTCCACCCCCTTGTTTTGATGGCCGCGTCTTTTCACAGCAGCCACGAGAGGACGATATGCCTGTACTGATGAAATGCTCGCGTCACTTCACTCTGCGAACGAAGCAGGGTCATTGCATCCGGTTCACGCCGGACACGCCGGTTTCGGTGCCGGACGAGGTCGTATCCGAGGCTATGGGGTTCAACATCCTGCCGCTTGACGGACAGGATGGCATGGTCAACGAGGCTAACGACGCTTCACCGCAGAAGGTCGTCGTGACGGGGATCTTGCGCGACGCCTTGGCGTTGCGCTGCATCGACGACATCGTGAAGATGAATGATGTCGAGCAGTTCGACGGCGGCGGCCGGCCAAAGGTAGCCGCGATCAACGCGGCGACTGGGCTGTCGCTGACCTCCAGCGAACGCAACACCTACTGGGACCGGTACCGCCAGATCAAGAGCGAGGGAGAGCAACTTCCTGCGCACAAGGCGCTCGCAACGGTGTTGGAAGTCCAGTCGCTCAATACGCCAAGCGGCGTCAAGGAATATGCCGAAGCGCTGGGCGTCGCCCCGGACGCGATCCTCGGCCGTTCCCTCGCGGCCCAGAAGCAGACACTTCTGAACGCCGCCATCAAGAGCGCCTGACGGTCCGATGGCCCTCATCACGTCCGACGATGTCACCAACCGGTTCCGCAGCGATGTAGACGATCCGCTGCGCGGCCCGGTCGACACGCCGGACGCGGATGCATTGTGGAAGATCGATGAGGTCAATGATTACCTCGCCGACGCGGTCGAATACGTTGCGCGAAAAACGCTGGTGCAATTCCAGACGTTTGAGCTGCCCGTTACGGCAAACCAGCCCCTGGTGCCGCTGCAGGGGTCTACGACGGTGCTGGACATTGAGCATGCGTACCTGCAGGGCGCAAACCGCTATCTGCAGCCGCGCAACACAGACGGCGGCTTCAGTTACCACGACGACTACAACTCGCCGTTCATCCTGTTCAGCACCAAGTGGGAACAACAGACGGGCTCGCCGCGGTTCTATCTGCGCGATTACAAGCCGGGCAACCTGCGGCTGGTGCCAATCCCGGTGGCGAACGACACCCTGACCCTCACCGCGAGCACGATCCCCGCGTTCGCGCCAGGTTCGCCGTTGCCGTTCACGACGCGCGAGGACAAGCACCTTGTCGTTCTGTGGATGAAGAAGCTGGCGTACGCCAAGCACGATTCCGATACCTACGATTCGAAGCGGTCTGAGCAGTTCGAGTCCGAGTTTTACCGACTCGCCGAGGACCGGAAGTACGAAGCGAAGCGGATGCGGCGTTCGGTTCAGCCTGCGCAGTTCTCTTGGTGACGCCATGGCGGACAAGACCGTTCCGATCAGCTTCGCGAAGGGCCTCGCAAACCGGCAGGCTGAAACCAAGCTGCCGCCCGGCTACGCGCGCGCGGCGGTAAACGTCGACATCTCAAATGACGGTGTCGTCTCACGGCGCGAAGGGTACACGCTGTTCGCGGCGCTCCCCGGAGCCCATTCGTTGTGGTCGCATCCGGGCTTTATGTACGCGCTTGTCGCCGCGGGCGACAAGCTCTACAGCTTGACTGCGGAGGGCGTTCTGGAGCAGGCGGCCAGCGGGCTCTCCGGAGGCGACGTGCATTACTGCATGACGCCGATCGGCGTTTATTGGTCCGACGGCAACGTGTGCGGAAAAGTCACGCTCGCCGGCGACGCGCGCGCGTGGGGGGTTGAAACCCCGTCCAATATCGCAGTTGCGGCGCTGTCCGCGGGCGGCATGGATGCAGGGGCATACTCGGTCTCCGCGACGTTCGTTAATTCTGACGGCGAAGAGGGGGGCGCCACGGCGCTCAAGTCAGTGGACGTCTTGGCCGGCGGCGGCATTACGGTCAGCGTACCTACCGCTGTCGACTTCAACGTTACCGAAGTGCGCGTGTATGTGACGACCGCCAACGGCCAGGAGCTGCAATACGCGGGGTCAGTTGTTCCGGGCTCGACGTACATGGTGGTGGCGACGCCACGCGGGCGTCGCCTGGATACCAATTTCATGCGACCGGTGCCACCGATGCGCTATCCGCAGCTAAAGCACGGACGGCTCATCGGCGCAGTCGACCGCCGGCTCGTATGGTCTGAGCCCATGCGGTACGGTCTGTACCGGTACGCGACGAATTTTGCGTCGCTGCCAGCAACGATCACGATGGTCGCGGCTGCGGACGCGACGGCATTTTTGATGTACATCGGTACGGATGCGCGTGCGTACAAATTCGAAGGCGAGTCGTTGGAACAAGCGACGTTGACGGTGCTCGCGCACATCGGAGTCGTGCCGGGATCGATGGCGATGGTGTCTCCAGACGCGCTGGCGATCGAAGGCGTCACGACGTGGTCACCCGTTTGGGTCGACAAAACGGGTGTTCCTACAGCAGGCGTGCAAGGAACGGCTGTGCCGCTGCATACCAAATTCGCGTATCCGCAATTCGCCGCGATGGCGGCGACGTTCTTCCAGAAAGACGGCGATAGCCGGTACATCGCGGCGGGCCGCGGCAGCCGGCCGTCGGTCTTGACCGTAGGTGATTACGTCACTGCCAAAGTCATAGACGCGGGCGGAGGCACGATGTGAGTCAGGAACAGGGAGAAGAGCGCCGGCGTTACGACGTTTGTAGTACTTGCGAGTACAAGAAAGTGCTGCCGTTGGTACGTGTAGAAATCTGCGGGGAGTGCGGGTGCCCCATCAAGAGCAAGGTTCGTTCCACCCGCGGGCACTGTCCGAAAAACAAATGGTGACTGACATGCAACTTTCCGCGATCCTCCGCAAGGAGCTGGCCCAGGCGCTCGATACCTTCAAGTACGAGCTGTCGCCCCAAGGTGTGTATCTTCCCGGCGCCAACGTAACTGTCGGCGGCGTATTCGGCATCAAGGTCGACGACGGCCCGATGCACTGGGGCGACAACGCCGCTGCCAACGAAGGCATCAACTTGATGTTGGCCGCTGCATTCGTGCAAGGCGCGCAGCCGAC